TGAACCAAGTACTGGTGTAACAACTCCTGAAATAAAAGTTTCTGCGGATTCTCCCGTGACAAAAGAAACCAAAGATTCCACACCTGAAGTTATTAAAGAATCTAACACTACTATTGTTGAAACTCTAAAAGAAAGATTTAGTACATTAAGTTCAATAGTTTCTTCACTTACTGGTGCTCCCGCTCCAGCACCAGATGGAACCCCTCGAACTGAAGCAACTACTCCTACTACTATAGATGGCGCCGCTAGTATTGCTGGTGCTCCTGATGCCGTTGCCGCTGATTCTGAAACTACAACAACTATTGAATCTACATCAAAAACTATTGTTGAAACTCTAAAAGAAAGATTTAATACATTAAGTTCAGCAGTTTCTTCACTTGCTGGTGCTCCCGCCCCAGCACCAGAGGGCGCTCCCAGAACTGAAGCAACTGCTCCTTCTGTAAATGTTACTGTTGATGCCCCTGCTGCCGTTGGAGATGGCGCTGAAACTACTGAAGTTATTAAAGAATCTAATTCTTCTCTAGCTTCAATGATCGTCACTATAAAGGATACATCCAGTAAAATAACTAATTCTATACAAACGGGATTTGACAAATCAGTTAATTGGCTGGAAAAGGTTGATAGTTCCTCTGAAACAGAATCAACAACAGAAACTAAAACCATTGTAGATAGACTAAAAGAAACTGCTTCTTCTACAATAAACTCTCTAGGTTCTGTATTCACCAAACAAAGTGATGAGGTTGAAGATAGTATAAAAGAACAAACTAATGTTGCTCAAGACATGGCAGCTGCTGAAGAAGAAGGTAAAGCCACAGAAGAGGTTCTACAAGTAGAAGGTGATAGAGAAAAAGCAACACAATCTGCTGAACATATGCAAATTCTTAGAGAAATTAGAGATTCTCTTAAAGGTAGTTTTGGAGCAGTTTCAAAAGATAAGAAAAAGGGTGGACTCCTTGCTGGACTTTTAGGTGGAATTGGAGCAGGTATTGGTGCCATCGCAAAAGGTATCGCAAAAATTGGAGTAGGATTTGGTAAAGGAATGATCGCACTTGGTGTGGGTATTGCTGGATTTATGCTTGCTCTTGGTACTGTCAGTATTCTTTTAGGATTAATGGGAGCAGATGGGTCAGGACTCGCAAAATTAATTCAAGGATTTTTTGGCGCATTTACTATGGAAACAGCAGGTATGATGGGTGGGATTATTCTCGCAGCAGGATTATTAGCAAAATTCAAAGTAAGTCCTTTAGCATTCGCAAAACAAATGACAGCACTTGGTGCTGGTATTACTGGATTCTTTGCTGGTATTCTTTTAGGAGATGCACTAGGACAACTTGGTACAATGATTGGACTTGATGGAAAATCTATTGGTAAATTAATGACCAATTTCTTTGGTGGTTTAACTCCATCAGCAGCCGCTGGTCTAGGAGTTGTTGTAACCATAGCTGGTTTGTTAGCAGGCTTCAAGGTTGATGCAACACAATTCGCAAAACAAATGACAGGAGTCGGAGCTGGTATCGCAGGATTCATGGCTGGACTTCTTCTTGGAGATGCCGCTGCTAAACTTGGTGCGATGGCAGGACTTGATGGTGGAAGTATTACTAAACTAATGGATAATTTCTTTGGTGGAATGACACCAGCCGCCCAATCAGGATTAGGAATTGTAGTATCTATTGCTGGTTTACTAACGGCATTTAAGGTTGATGCGTTACAATTCGCAAAACAAATGACAGGAGTTGGTGCTGGAATCGCTGGTTTTGCGGGTGGACTTCTTCTTGGAGATGCCGCTGCTAAACTTGGCGCAATGGCTGGTCTAGATGGTGGAAGTATTACTACACTAGTAAACAATTTCTTTGGTGGAATGACTCCAGCCGCTGTTGCTGGTCTGACAACTATCACTACCATTGCTGGACTTTTAACAGCATTCAAAGTTGATGCATTATTATTTGCAAAACAGATGACAGGAGTCGGAGCTGGTATTGCAGGATTTGGAGCTGGACTTCTCTTGGGCGATGCTGCCGCCAAACTTGGTGCAATGGCAGGACTTGATGGTAAGAACCTTAGTAAATTAATGTCAAATTTCTTTGGAGCTATGACTCCAGAAATAGCAGCGGGTATGGGAGTAGTTATTACTTTGGCGGGAATAGCAGCAAAACTTTCTATTCCCGCAACTCAAATAGCTTTAGGAATGACTGGAATTGGTGCTGGTATTGCTGGGTTTGGTCTTGGTATTATTATGGGTGATGGTGCTGCAAAACTTGGCGCAATGGCAGGACTTGATGGTAGTAGTCTTGCTAAATTAATGGGAAATTTCATGAGTGCATTTGATGGAATTGGTCTGGTCGCCCTTGGAGCATTAATAGTAGCAGGTGCCGCTCTTGGAGCAAGTATAGGTGGAGTTCCTGCCGTGATTGCTGGAATGACAGCAATTGGTGCTGGTATTGCTGCTTTCATGATTCCTATGGTAGCAGCAGATTGGATTGCTAGTTTTGGAACTGGAGAAAATCTAAAACTTCTTCTTACAAATATAGGTGGAGCAATAGGTGGTTTTCTTGGTGGTATAGGCAAAGGTATCGCCGATACAATGAAAGATGTTGATGGTGCGAAATTAAAAGAACTTGGAGAAGGAATTGAGGGTGTAGGAAAAGGAATGATAGCAGCCGCCGCTGGAATGACTGTTGGTTTAATTGGTGGTTTAATGTCAGGAATTGGTTCTTTCTTTGGTGTTGAAAGTCCTATTGATAGAATAATTGCTATATCTAAAGATAAAAGTATTGATGCAGCAAGATTAAAAGTACTTGGAGAAGGAATTGGGCCTCTTGGGGAGGGGCTTAAAGCGTTTTCTGGTTTTAAAATAGAGGGTGGTTTCATTGGCGATAGTGATTTAGAAACATTTATTAAAATTATAGCCAAGTTGGGAGATTCAAAAGTTAAAATTGATACAGTTCAGATCCAAAAGATTGCTGATGGTATCGGGCCACTGGGTACGGCAATGGCTGGTTTCTCCGGTGTAGAAATGGATAAGCTTGATGAAATAGATCACTTCTTTGAGGCATTAAACGCGAAAGCAATAGGGAAGATGGCTTCACCAGAACAACTTCAAAATGCTGCCAAAGGTATTGACCCATTAGGAAAAGCAATAAAAACATTTTCCGGTATAGACATGGATGCACTAACTGGTGGATGGGGAGAAGATAATTTAGGAAAGTTTTTTGCGGGTGTAGGATCAGCAGTAGAAGAAGTTAAAGATCCAGGAAAATTAAATGCAGTTGCATCTGGAATAACAGTATTGGGTAATGCACTACAAACTTTCAAGGGAATAGATTCTGATAAAATGAATTTTACCCCATTCTTTGAAAGTCTGGAAATAGGTGATCCAGAAAGAATGAAAAAGAATTTGGATATGTTAGGATGGACAGCACCAAAGATTACTGCTACTGCGGTCGAGGGTACTGATGTCAATTCAGGTCAAGTAGGGGGATTAGTAACCGAAACTGGTCCATGGGTTCTTCATGGTACAAAAAAAGAACCAGAATTTATTTTAGACCAACAAGCCACTCAAGTCTTCATGAAAGCAGCGACACTCTTAACTGGTTCTCAAATGTTAGAACAAGAAAGAGCGGGAGGTGGTGGACCACCCGTAGTAATAAATCAAGTGGACAACAGTCAGGCTAATCCTGTAATCTCAAACCAGGCTACACAGATTAAAGCCTCTGAAAGTCCTCACGCGCGTGAGTCCACCAAAGCTATGTTAGATCAAGCTTACGCTATGGGTTAAGCTTCTTCAGCTAACTTCTGGAAATACCCCATTGCTTCTTCCTCAGTACCACCACTATCTACTTCCGCAGTAGCAGGAGTGGAAGGTGGATTATAAGGTTGACCACCATCAAAAGGAACATCTTCTGATTTTGGTGCTGAAGCAACTTCTGTTCCAAGACCAAGAACCCTGTCTAACTTTTCTTTGAGTTCTTCAAAGGGTTTGAACTTATCATCACTAACAATCTCTTTCAAAGAATGTTCTATTTTCCAAATCTCTTCCATCTTATCATCATCTTCTAGAAGAGCAGAAGGAGTATCAAACTCACTCTTATCATAGTTAGAGAAACCTTCAACCTTACGGATCTTCATCTTGAAGTTTGCACCTTCCCAAAGGTCAAAAGGATTTACTGGAGTTTCATCTTCAAACTCTGGATTCATTAGGTCATTAATCTTGTCAAAGATTTTCTTACCATAACGATACAATTTCACTTGTCCTTCATTTTCAGGATTAGCGGGGTCTTTAATGACATACACATTAGATGTGTAATTCAGTCTACGTTTCTGTTTTCTGGCAATTTCCTTATTCGCCTCAATTCCAGAATTCCAAAGTTTGGAATTATGTTCACTAACTGGATCTTTTTTACCTTGAGTGGTCAAGGAATTTTCAATGTACCAGCCACCTGGTCCTTGAAATCCATGATTCCACATTCTTGCCCAAGGAAGATCTTCACCATCTGGAGCGGGGAGAAAACGGACAATGGAATAACCATTACCTGACTTGTCCAATTCTGGACGCCAGTAACGATCATCTGCTTCACCAAATGTATTAGGGTTGGAAATTTTCTCTGATTCTTTGATTAAAGAAGAGAGGTTGGATTTACGTTGTTTCTTCATATCTGCGAATGACATAGTATCCTTTCGTATTTTAATATGTGTGTATTGCAGTGTATACTAAGTATTATAACATATATTTGTGGTTTGTCAAGTCCTCCTTTCTATATTGGTAGTTTAGCGGTTTTGGGAAAAAAGTTTAACTCTTCTGCTTCTTCCCTTATTTGTACTTTAAGTTTTCCATTTACTAATTGTGCCGCAGTTTCAGGTTCCATTCCATTCATGTCACAATAATGTAAAACAGCATCCATATAACTTAAATTAGTCTGTTTAACTAATTCTTGAATCTTAACAAAAAATTCACTTGACGTTTGTGTTTGTAATGGCATTAGTAAAGCTCCTGTACTCTGTCACAAATTCCAAGCTTTTTCGCTTCCTTTCCATCCAACCATATGTCTTGTGGTGGAAGTAGAAATTTACGTATTTCTTTATCTGTTAAACCAGTACATTTTTTATAATGTTTTATCATTCTCTTGGTAGTTAAATCAAACTCTTTAACCGCAGCAAAAAGTTCATGTTCTTTCCCCCAAGATCCCCAACTAAATTGATGAGACAAAATAGAAGTATTTGGAGTTAGTGTTCTTTTTCCAACCACTCCAGAAATAAAAATCAATAATCCAGCAGAAGCAATCAATCCAAGTCCTGTTGTTTTAACTGGAATTGCTGATCCCTTCATCACATCAATGAGAGCAAAAGCCGCAGCAAGATCACCACCTGGAGAACAAATAACCAGATTTAATTCTTTATGCATCTTTTCTGTATTTTTAAAATTAGATTCTAATATCCATTCAATTGCTGATTGTGCGGAACTGATTGAAACCTCTTCCATTAATAAGTGTAAACCAGCATCACTTATACCACTAACTTCTTTCTTTGTTTCTTCACTTGCCATAATATATTGATTGTTTAATTGTTTGATAGACTTTTTGCCCATTTACCCATCATTCCAAGGGGCTCTTCCACACTTTCAAATACAAAACTACGTCCCCTCATTTTAGAGTAAAACTCGCCAGACTTATTAGGCTTCCATTTTCCAGTTATTTCTTCTTTATCAAATCCAGGCCAATCTGCTGTATGATTAGTTCCAATTAACATAGCGTCCTTATCACCACCTGGCTTATAAAGTACGCTATCTTGTTCATACTTAGCCCCAAGCTTTTTAATAAGACTTTTAAACTCATTGTCTTGTTCACTATTTCCTATAACAAAATAACTATCTTCACCAACATCTTCAGCATCAGGTTTACCAAAGTTTTCTATGTATCTACCAGACACCTTAAAGTAACCTAACCCAGCTCTTCTAATATCTGATTCTAGTTTCTTATTTCTTTTTTTATTATCTTGATAAGTGTATGTACCCCGAAAAGCAGTCATCATACCCACAGGTCTATCACCCTTTAGATGAGTATTAATTCTTGAAAATGATGCTTCTTCTAGATAATGCTTAAATGGTTTCATGTCGTTATATTGTTTTTAGATTTGTAATCTGAGATTGCTGCTTTAATTGCGTCTTCTGCCAAGACAGAACAGTGGATCTTAACCGGCGGTAGCGATAGTTCCTCAACGATGTCCGTATTCTGAACAGTATTTGCCTCATCCAATGTCCTACCCTTAACCCATTCAGTCGCCAACGAAGAAGCTGCGATTGCACTTCCACAACCAAAAGTCTTGAATTTGGCATCAATAATCTTTTCATCTTTATTTACCTCTATTTGAAGTTTCATTACATCTCCACAAGCAGGAGCGCCCACAAGAGCAGTACCGACAGATTTACTCCCACTATCCAAACTGCCAACATTTTT